TAACCGCCAACGGTAATACCAAAGGTTAACCGCCAACGGTAATACCAAAGGTTAACCGCCAACGGTAATACCAAAGGTTAACCGCCAACGGTAATACCAAAGGTTAACCGCCAACGGTAATACAAATACGTAACTTTTATATATTTATTTATGCAAGCGAATAGAAGCATCATAACATTCACATAATTCGATGATATCATCGTGAGACACTATATAATTTGCAGTGTTATGATTTAATTCAATAATTGTATTGATACGGTGGCACATTAATAAAAATTGGTTTCGTCACAAGACACAAATTATCACGATTATAAAATTTATGTTCTTGCCTTTTCTATTCTATTCTTTTGATTTGTCTTTTTTAGGAGGCTTAAAATTGCTAGATACATATGCCATCAATTGGTTACATCTACTACATTTATGCATTTTTGCTCGTCCTGATATTATTTTACATGTACAGCAAACAGAATTTTTCCTGTTTGCTACAATGGTAACAACTACATATTTATTACAGTAATACATAAAAAATATGCATATGATGTCATTAAATAACATACATTTAATAACGTTGCAATTAAATAAAAACATCGTGTTTTTATTTTTTGTTTTGGTATTTTTTTGCTCACGAATTTTTGTTTGAAAAATATTTCTTCCCCCCCTCGCCTCAAAAAGCCTCTTAAATCATATTATTTACATGTATCGCTATTATTATATACTTTATTATGTTATGCGTGACACCTTTACATTTATAAATATAATATTCGCCTCTAAAATATATATAATGTGTTATACTTTTATTATGAATACAAATACAATACATTTACATATACACTTTTATTTACAAATAAAAAGCCTCTAAAAAGCCTCTATTTTTTTAAACGCTCTAAAAAAGCCTCTAAAAATATATATTATGTATAATATAATACATGGTCGTGCATATTTGTGAACGTTGTTTATATGAATTTAAAAAAAATCTGCATACGTAAAACATCAAAATAAAAAATTTAAATGTCAAATAAAATTTATGGAATCAACAGAATCACAAAAAGATGATTCATATAAAAATATATCACCATTGCAAGAATTGTTGGACGAATTTAAAAAAATAAAAAAAGAAAATAGTGAAATGTCGAAACGTATTAAAAATTTAGAATCAATAACGTCAAACAATAATTTAATACACGTAAATAACAACGTTAATAATGGAACAATTAATAACAGTAATGTAAATATTCATTTGGTAGCGTTTGGCAAGGAAAAAATGAATTTTGTCATTGACGATATCGCTAAAATATGTCAATGAAATAAAACAATACCAAATTTAATTAATTATGTGCATTTTGATGCAAATAAACCCGAAAATCACAACATTTACATGCCAAACAGAAAAAACAAAAAAGAAGTGTTTGTTTATGATGGTGAAAATTGGATGTTGTCCGATAAAAAAGAAATAGTTGAACAGTTGATAGATAAAGGAATAATATATATGGAAGGTAAAATAGATGAACTGCAAGACAAGATATCCGAATCGAAACTAAATGCAATTCAACGTGCTATTGATACATATAATGACGTAGATGATGAAGGAAATAAAGAAACCGTCAATAAAATAACAAATGATATTGAACTTATTTTGTACAATAAAAAAGACATGGTTATTAATACTAAAAATAAATAATAATTTATATGACAAAAAAACAGTATTTAATTTTTTTATTTCAGTATTTTTTTGCTCACGAATTTTTGTTTGAAAAACATTTCTCCCCCCCCCCTTATCAAATATACATTTTTGGTGCGAAAAATAATATATTAACGTATATTACTTTTATTATATATTTAAATAATTATGTTCCATGTATTGTACATTTATATTTACATAAAAATGCTACAAAATTATATTCACGTATTATACTTTATTTATAACCATTTATTAATTCGTCACATTATGTACATTTATTTTATAAAATTTGCTCCATAAATGCTACAAAAAGCTACAAAAATGCTACAAAAAAGTATAATTATATATGTTTTGTACAATCTTATTACTTTTTGTGTACATAATAAAACAAACATTTTGATACATTAAGATTTATTGAGTTAATGTGTCGAATTGACTCAATAAAATAATTGATTATATTAATAATGATATGCCTAATGATGATCTAATTATTCAATTAATCATGTCTAATAAATAAAAAATATTTTCAAAATGTGCCAAAACTAAATAGATATATACATATTATTTTAATTTATGAACAGCACCAAATTTAATTGACCATGCACGTTACGTCGTTTAAACCTAAAACAATAAAATATTTATTTATGCTAAAATTATTATTTTCTATCGTAAATATTTTTTGTCACAATATTTTGTTTGAAAAATATTTCTCCCCCCCCTCATCAAAAAATATAACAATATAATTAAAGATGTAAATAATATTTTCTTTACCGTATCACTTTTTATATTTTAATTCCAATATTTTTCTCTAATTTCTCTAATTTATCTCTAATTTATCTCTAATTTTCTCCAATAAAATCCATAATATAATTTCCATAATAAAACACAATATTTAGATTTTTTTATCGGAATATTTTTTGTTCACAAATTTTTGTTTGAAAAATATTTCTCCCCCCCCCCCTCACCAGATATACATTTTTGGTGCGGAAAATAATATATTAACGTGTATTACTTTTATTATATATTTAAATAATTATGTTCCATGTATTGTACATTTATATTTACATAAAAATGCTACAAAATTATATTCACGTATTATACTTTATTTATGACAATTTATTATTTTGTTACATGTTACCCATTTATTTTACATAAAATGCTATAAAAATGCAATAAAAAGCAACAAAAAGCTACGAAAAGTATAATATATATTGTAAAATTCGCACCTTATTACTTTTATATGCGCATAAAAAAATTAATTTTAATTATAAATATATTATATAGATAAAATAATATGGTACTTTACACATGTGAACGTTGTTTGCGCGAATTTACAAAAAAATTTTCGTATGAAAAACACGTCAAGCGTAAATTTCCATGTAGAAAAATAAATAGTAAAAAAAATGCTGATATAGCAACATTAGAAACTTTATTAATTGAATTTAAAAATATAGTAGAACGAATTGAAAAATTAGAATCATGTCCGCCTAAAAAAATAAGTAATAAAATTAAAAATACAGACGACAAGTATATTAACGTAAATAATAATATTAATAATGGAACAATTAATAATAACAGTAACAATATAAATATTCATTTGGTTGCATTTGGTAAGGAGAAAATGAATTTTGTCATCGATGATATTGCTAAGATATGTCAAGGCAACAAGACTATACCAAATTTAATTAATTACATGCATTTTGATGCCAATAAACCTGAAAATCACAATATTTATATGCCAAACAGAAAAAATAAAAAAGAAGTATTTGTTTATGACGGCGAAAATTGGATGTTGTCTGATAAAAAAGAAATAGTTGAGCAATTGATTGATAAAGGTATAATGTACATGGAAGGCAAGATAGATGAATTGCAAAACAAAATATCTGAATCGAAACTAAATGCAATTCAGCGCGCAATCGATACATATAACGACATTGACGATGAAGGAAATAAAGAGGCAGTTAATAAAATAACGAATGATATAGAACTTATTTTGTACAATAAAAAAGATATGGTTATTAACACCAAAAATAAAAAAGATGTCGCTAAAAATTGAAGATCAAAAATTAATAGTAATAATGATATGACATAAAAATACACGCCATAATTTTATTTTTCAATATTTTCACTTAATATATCATCACAAAATTCATTACTTTTAAAATTTATAAATCCGGTTAATATAAATCGTTTACCTTTCGTTATCGCGACACCTTTGTGCTTATTTTGTCCACTGAATACCAAACAATTTCCTTTTCTTAATTTGATTGTTTTTTGCTGGTTGACAAAATATGTTCCGCCGCCATTATATTCACTTATATTATTCAATGCCATGACAAAACTAAATTCGTTACCGTCAGTGTGCGTAATTAATTTATTTTGCTTTGTATCTTCATATTTTATGATAAATAATTCTTTAATGTGTAAATTATTTTTATCAATGTTGTAGAGCTGAGAAATTTTATTAAATACATCGCCATGCACTTTTTTTTCTAAATAGTCATAACATTTCCATTTTTGTGTAACTTCGTTGTCTGTTGTTGGATAATTATCATGTCGTTCGGTTGTCCATTTATTTTTGTGTGCATAATTAATTCCCTCACTCAATATTTCATCACATTTTTTGGTTGGTATAAAATTATTGATGATAGCAAATTTATTATTTTTATTTTTTTCATATAAATTCTCACATAACGATTTATCGTCGATATATAATTTAGTTGCATATTTTTCAACGCAGTTTTGAAATTTATGAGTTAACTCTATCAAATACACGAACAATAATATTATGATTAAAATTATGCACATGTTTATTTAATTATAATGTATAAAAAATATGGTCTATAAATAAAAATTGAATAAATAATTATTTTGACAATGCTATGAAATAATATAATGTTAATATATAAACCACCATGTCACTAATCGAATTGTTTAATCTGGTCGAGAAATCGTCGCATAATTTGCGAAAAAAGAATAAAGAAGCAGACGGACTAAAATTTTGGCAACCAATAAAAAAATTATTTTCATTCGGTGACATTAATGCAAAATCATGGAAACAAATGAAACATCATGATAATGTGCTTGATGTGCCTGAATATTATATAGATGGTCGCGGAGAAAAAAAAATAATTGAGGTGAATCATTTTTTAATACAAACCGTTCGAATTCCGTTAACGGAAGAACCAAGTGTGCGAAAAATTATTCAAGTTGCACTTAATATTGGTCAATATACTGGTTCTGGTGGAAAAAAACAAGATTGGATGTCATTGGATAATTACATTTCAAAAGCCGAAATTAAAAATATTGATAAACAATTACCCGGAGACATATTGGATGAATTAAAAAATATTTTAAAACCAAAATAAATTTATTTTATATTCAAACTAAAAGTGTCAGTGATTTAAAAACGGTTGCCGTATTTTTTGTTGCGATGCCTGTCATAAACATTGGTATTGCTAAAAATACAATTCTATATATTATTACTATCAATGCTAATAGTCCAATAAAAATTGTTACATGATCGTTCATTTGTTTATAATGGATGTATTATATAAATTAATAAAAAATATTTATTTTAATATAATCATTCTCAATAAACCGTTATTTAAAAGTTGATAGTTTTTGATAAAAACTAATCACTTTTTGTTTACAAACATACATAATAAATTACATATGTTTGCACATTTTCATTGTAATGAAAATGGAGATAACTCTCATTCTAATACACATTTATTGTGTATTTCTTAACATTATATTTCTGGCACAATTTATGTCTCTATCTATTTTTAATCCACAACCGCTGCAAATAAATATATCTTCATTTTTTAAATTTGATTTGATTTTTCCACAACAAGTGCATGTTTTTGATGTGTAATATTCTGGACGCAAAGACACTACGTGTCTAGCTGGCTATTTACTTTGTAAAATGCGAATTATCAATTCTATTTTTTCGGCATTGCATTTATTTTTTAATTTTGTTAAAAATTCATAATATCCTATGCTCATTAAATTTCGCGCCAATCTGGAATTTGTTTTTTGCACTACCATTTTTCGGGTATCAAATGGCGGCATTAATATTTTTCCATAATTATCGCATAAAAATTTCAATGATTTGTTGTGCAATTCATTTCTTAAAATTTTTAAATATTTAATTTTTCTACGCATCGCTTTTTTTAAATTTCTTCTTTTTTCATGATTATATTTATAATTTTTATTCACTTTTTTATATTGTTTGCTTACTAATATGTCAACATACCTACATATTTTATTTATTTTTTCTCTTATGCCAATTCCAATTTTGTCAACTGAATTATCCGAATAAATAGTTAAAAATGTTTTCACCCCAGGATCAATTGACGCTATTTTGTTTTATCCGAACTTTTGATGTCTTGTTTAAAACACACATTTAAATAATATTCATTTAATGATTTATTCCATGTCAATGAACTGTCACAAATGTTTTTATATTTATCGAATCTACATGATGTTTTTATGTTTCTGAATATACATTCATTTGTTATTTTATTTTTAAATTATAAAATAAACTGTTTGTATGTGCATTTATCATTGTTTTTTCTAAATTAATTGTTTCATATTTAATTTTTCGTGTTTTATGTTTTAATTTAAATGGTTTTTTATATTTTTTATAAATAACATAATTATGTACGCATTTAATAAAAATAATTATGGTAAAGAATTAAATGGAAAACAAATAAATGATATGAACATTGGCAAGACATTTTATATGTTTAATTTTGTTCACAATGTTGGTGCTAAAATAGGAGAAATATTTACAGAAAATTCAAATAATAGTAAAAATTACATGACTTTTACGACTGATGATTATATTTTTAAACATAATAGATTATGCAGTAGTATATATAAAATTAATATACCAGAAGATTCAACGTGTTATGTCGAAAAAGATTTCATAAGGACAAATAAAATTATTATTATTGAAAAGGTTGATATAAAAGACATTGGAAATTGGAATAATAAACGTTTTTGTTTAAAAGCAATTATTATGAGGTGATTAATCACCTCGTAATATTGATCACATATTTAAATAACTTTGTTATTTAAATTTGCCGTGAAACAAAATGGAAGTATGTTGCAATATGTTGAAAAACAAACAATGAAAATTTGTTTGGAATCCATTAAAGATGATGATAGCGGCGATTGTTATAATTTTTTACATGTGAAAGAACAAAATGATAATTTATGTCTAAAAGCGGCGACATATAATGGTAACGCTATGAGGTTTATAAAATATCAAAGTGAAGATATATGTATTGCTGGTGTTCAAAATTGTGGGTCTTCGTTAATGTATGTTCGAAATCAGACTGAACAAATATGTGTATGTGCGGTTAAAAACGATAAAGAAGCATTAGAATATGTTGACGAAAAATATAAAAAACAATGCATAAAATTATTGACGCATAATTGTTGAGCATCATGTGTGAATTTTCGTTCTATTAAATAATTCATTAAATAGGAATAATATGTCCATTTATATATATATGCAATTAATTTTTGTTTGATTAGTTGCTATGCATCCAACTTTATCACATATTGGACATAGTGGACATAATGTATATCCTCTGTTATTTATATCCGTATCGTTATAACATTGTGTGTGCATTATTTTTTTTACATTTAATACATTTTAAATTATAACAAATGTCTGGACGAATGATAGAATCACTTGCAAAATCATAATTACATAATGAACATTTTGGTCGTTCTAAAAAAATATTATTAACGTTGCGTATAATGTATGGAATCATTATGTGGTTATTTTATTATTTATGTGTTAACGAAATAAATAATATTTTAATTTAAATTTCAATTTCAATTTTATTCATAAAAAAATATTTATTTAGTGTTTGTTTTATTGTGATAAGATGTTATTAGTGTTCCAACAATTGTAGTTGGTTCTGATGTTTTTTCCGATGTTACATATTGGACAACGCGTGTAACCTAATTTGCTGTATTTATTATCATAACATGTTTTATGCATAAATGAACCACATGTTATACACACGTTATCGTCACAATATTGAGCAACATTTGAATTATCAACTTTATTTTTATTTTTTATTTGTATATCATTTTTTTTTACAAATGAATTAAACTTAATGCACACATTAGCGTCACAACATTGAGTGCCATTACATAAATTTAAATTAGTACCGTTATTTTCTGTAAAATTTATATTATTTTTGCCACATAATACACATTTACA